TGTGTATTCTGTTGGCCGGGGTTTGCGGATTGCGTAGGGGAGAGATATTTGGGTTACGACTTCGAGATATTGACTTCAAGGAATGCAGAATATCAATAGTTGAGACTATGGTAAGAATGAATGGCAAATGGATAATAAAGCCTCCAAAGTCAGAAACTAGCCAGAGGAATATAAAGATACCGGAATTCGTTGTCTTGGTTATCAAGGAATATCTAACCACTCTCAAAACAGTTCCGGAGCGCATATGTGCCGAATACAAACCCTCGTCTTACTCGCATCACTTTAAGGATTTACTGTATAACAACAAGCTGCCACACATTCGATTTCACGACCTTCGACACTTTAATGCCACACTGATGATGCGTTATGGGGTTCCGGACAAAATAGCATCAGGGAGACTCGGCCACAGTCAGGTACAAGTTACAAGAGAGATATATCAGCACGTCTTGCCAAGCATGGATGATGAAGCATCCAGCACAATTGAAGGTATATTTATTGATAAGGACACCAAAGACAAAAAGGCCGGAACCTAATCCGGTCTTTCGCTCTACACCCCATACACCCATTTTACACCCCTGACGGTTTTAAGTAGTTAAAACTTTTCATCATATGCAACAAACTAAATACCAAAAAGTTAAAACTCTTTATATAGTAGAAAACAGGGACTAGCCTATACCAGGTGTCTCAAGTGACACTCTCGCTAGATTCAGGTTCTAGTGGGGGAAACTCCGTGAGTGTTCAAATCACTTCGACCGCACCATACTGAAAATAACGTACACCCCAAAATACACCCCCAATAATAAGACCATGGATTTTAACCATGGTCTTATCTCTGTTTATATGTTTATATAATCAATCGGTATCCCGTATAGTGCTCTTAGCTTCATGGCCATACTGGCCATAATATCTCCTGGACTATCCTCCATCTCCTTAACTGCTTCTACCGTTGTGCCGCAATATTCAGCTACTTCATTAAGGGTATAGCCGCATGATTCCCTGATGGCACACAGCGCAATTCGAAACATAACGCCTCACTCCCTTGCTGTCTTTTTAACTCTAAGCACTTAACCTCCATTCTTTGCAACCCGTAGAAAATATTCTCTTAATAACCATTTAATATGAGTATATACTTGATAGTTAGTCGAATTCGTCAAAACTTTGTCGATAAAGTTGTCAAGATATGATCTAAACCCCATAATATGCACCATAATACACAAGAAGGATTTTCCATTTTTATATAGAACGTCAACATTGGTGATGAAATGGAATCATTAAAAATGAATAGAATCAAGAAAATTATGAAGAAACAGAACTTAATCCAAGAAGAACTAGCAGAAATGACCGGAATTGACCAGTCAGACATCAGTAAAATTATTGCCGGAAAGAAAGAAAGACTCACATTGATCAACGCCTCTAAAATTGCAAAGGCTCTCGGACATTCCCTTGAATATATTTGGCCTCATCTACTTGAATGAGGAAATATATTCTTTTTATTTTTGTGCATATTTAGGGCGTTAAAGCCATATTTATTACCATTACAAACGTTGATTGAGACGTTGAAAGGAGGAACACAATGAAGCATGACAACGACTTCGCAGTACATCTGAAGGAACAATTCCTACGTACCCTATACCGTGGCCCTGACGAAGAAATTCCCAGTCTTGTCTACGATTGTATTCAAATTTTATATTCCAGCTCACCCATGAAACCCTTCATTCATGAGAAAACACTACTTACTCCAAAAGAAAAAATTCAATTCAGGCTTCCTAAGATACCGAAGAAAATCAATCCTCAGAAAATAGTTCACCAAATAATGCACAGACCAAAATTAAAGCAGACATGGTGCTTGGTAATTCATTTGCCTCCAGGGATTGACTACTCTCAGTTCAAAAGCATGGAATCCCATTTTGCCACGGCAGTCGGTGGTTCTTGCGAAATAGATCATAACGGTGAGGCTACCTACATGATAATTAGTAATATCTCCATCGACAAATCTTTCCCTTATTCCTTCGACCCATTCCCCTACCTAAAGAAAATGCACCTCCCCATTCTTCTTGGCAAAAGTGCAAATGGCCCAATTGTTATTGACCTCGCAGAACTCGTCACAATCCTCACTGGTGGCCTTCGGGGTAGTGGTAAGTCAGTTCTATTCCATGGAGCGATTTACAGCCTCCTGCGGCTAAATGCAGACCACCTCAACCCTCGCGTTATCGTCTGCATCATCGACCCCAAGATTAAGGAATTCAAATACTTTGAGGAATACGGAGCTATATGGGTGCATGACATGGATGAAATACTTCAACTACTCATAATGCTTGATGAAGAAAATGAAAGGAGGCAGGATCTTATCGGCGGCAAGGCCAACAACATCATCGAATACCGAGCATCGGGGCATCAGCTTCCATTCGTCGTCGTAGTGGCTGACGAAGTTACCGACCTTGGAGAAAATAAGCGTTGTCGAAAGCTCATGATTAAGGCTGTTCGCAAGTACCGGTCGCAGGGTATCTATGTTTGGGCAGCAACACAAAGACCTTCAGCAAAGGCATGGGGCAGCGCGAATGAATTCAGCGAGTTTAAAAGCCAATTCGAAACGAGGATATGCTTCAGGACAGCAGACCCCACCAACAGCATGATTATTCTTGATAGTGTTCGGGCGGCACACCTTCCCAAGATACCCGGTCGCGCCATCTATAAATATGATCAAGAAACTGAAATTCAGGTTCCTTATTTTCCATCAAAAGCAAAGAACCCCAAGCAATTCAGTCAGCTTATGTCCCAACTCTCTCAAATGCCCCTACCCTATCACGATATAGAAGGCGAGGTACACAATTATGAACCCAACTACCCACGTCCGAGGCAGGGTGCGCGATCAACGAGTCCTGGCTCATCTCGAAGCTTGCAGCGTCTTGTCGCAGGAGCAAATCCATTTGCTTGAGTTCTGGAATGTCAGTAAAGAAATGTCCCACCGTTGTACTCAGAGGCTAGAAAAAGACAAACTCATTCGCCGGGTCAAGATGTCGTGGTCTGATATGCCGGATTGGTTCTACCCTTACGACGAGAAGAGGCCCGACCAAATTCAGCACAGACTAGGTAAGTCCTGGATTTACGTCGCATGGCACATGAAAGCACTGGATTCTTATGGCATTCAATCGATAGCTTACTTCAAGCCGGAAAACAGGAAGTTCTATGAGCAAGACAAATCATTCCCTATCCCGGATTGCTACGGAGTCATCAATCACAAGGTATATGGCGATATCTTCAGTTTTGGGGAATTCCAAGTCAATGAGTCATCGAACGCATGGAATAAAGATTATCGGGCATTATTTGATACCTTCGCCACTAATCAGTATCTTTCATTGATGGTAGTCACAACCGGGCCGTATGACTCAATTAAGGAGCAGATATACAAGGAACTTCATGGCATGAAAAACGTCCGGGTAGAATTTTACCAACTCGATAAGCTAGTGGATTTGTGCCGAAGAATCGTGCTAATAAAAAGGGATGAGGCTAGGCGAAAGGAGTTGGAGGAATGAACCCTATCGAAATCGCTATGAGTAATCTAATGTGGGTATTAAAAGCAGCAGCGTTTTTGTTTGTGATTAGACTTGGCTTAGTAATCTTCAATGCTAGTCGTTATAGCTGGATTGTCGATATGCTCATCTTGACATCTTTGGCAACGATAGTTATTAGCTCATTAGCTGGATTTATGACCTCTGCCGAAACCATCAGCAAGGGAACGTGGCCCAAATGATTTCCGACCTAATCCGGTTATCTGCTTTATATGTCCTGGTCAGAGTATTTGTAGTGATTGCTATGCCTAAATCAAAGATCATAGTCAAATATATTTTTTATACAGGGATAGCACTCACTATATTGGGCACTGTAGGCCCATATTTAACCCGTGTGCTTGACGATGTACATGACCTTAGTGTTGCCTATGTAGGAACCAAGAAAGTGGCTAACAACGTCCTTGGTGATTCGACTAAAGTAGATGTAGGTTATCAAAGCGTAATTGAGAAGTGGCTAGGCAATGTGAAGTTCGATTGGCCGACTAAGGGAAAGATAACTCAGGGATTTAATGGCAAGGATCATCATGGCATTGATTTGGCCGGAGATATCGGAGATAAGATTAAGGCTAGTCGCCCGGGGAAAGTGAGTAAGGTTGGTGAACATGAAATTTACGGCCATTTCATTGTTATTAATCACGGCAACGGATGGGAAACGCTTTATGCTCATTGTTCTGAGATTGTCGTTACTGAAGGAAGAGAGATTTTAAACGGAGACACAATCGGTATGATTGGCAGTTCTGGAAAATCATCCGGCCCACATCTTCATTTTGAAATTAAAGTGAAGGGAACGTGTGTTAACCCTACTAAATATCTCGAATAGAAGGAGGAGTAACCATGCGATTAATTATCCTCAAGAAATCAACAATCAAGCGACACCTCTGTATTTCCCTCCTAATGATCATAATCGGCTTATCCCTTATAAACCCCTTCAAAGCTCAAGCAACAACCCCACAGACAATACTCAGCCCTCCTACGTTCATCTTCTATCTTTATCCCATGTCCAACGGAATGTTTTGGCTGGAATCAAGTCCAAAGTTGGGCTATGCAACATTGAAAGAATGGAGCAGCGTGCTACCAAAAGGCGAAATAATTGTTGCGGTTCCAGAAAACATGCAGTTAGCCAGCTATGGTGGGCTAGACCGAATCGGGAAGTATGTACAAGGAAAGATAAAAGGCGCTGGAACTAACGGGAAATATGATAAAGATATCTTCAAGTATCGCAGAACAGTCACGGCAGAGGGAGTAACCGATGAGGTGGAGATTGAGATTGGCAAACACTTTAGGGATAATGACAACATCGAAAAGTTGATAAGCAACGTTAAGAAGCACCTAACGACCGATGCGGAGGAAACGCAGGGCATTAAGGATATTGTGGTTACTCCGGAGCCAATGCCGGAACAATCACAGGCTGCAAAGATGCAGGTACTAGGAGGCATGACTCTACTTGGCGGGCTAATGCTTTTGGGAAAAATATTGATATTCGTTATCTAAAATAAAACCTCTGTCATTAATTCGGCAGAGGTTTTGCATATTCCCCACAAAACGGGGCAACATAAATCAAAGAAGTGGAGGAGCAAAGGAATGAGGAAATTAATCTTAGCAATATTTGCATTAGTTTTACTAGCCACGAATCCGCCAAAGAGTAACTACATTGATTATATAAAGGGAAATATCATTGGGCATAGCGCGTCCGGCCTAGTTTCATTCTTTTCCGATCCACTAATCGAGGGGACAACAACTGAGAGGAATTTGTATTTCGCTACAGTTTATAGGACGAATTTTGGTGATGGAGAAGCGACTACCTTGGGGGTGATGAATCGGTTTATTCCTTTGAAATAGATAATACCATCCGGGTTGGATGGTATTTGTTTGTGCTATTCTATTCCCTTGAAATCCAAATTATCTGCAATATTTATAACAAGTTCCCCGTTCGTCATATCTATGACTGACTTTATACCTAGCCTAGTTAAATCACTTTGCAACTTATCTGCAACCGCTATCTTTTCTTTTAGTTCAAAATTAACCCCAAGCACTTCCTTAGCTTCTTCCCACACCATCATAAAATCATCACTAGCAAATAACCTGCATGTATTTTTGTGCCCCAACGAATCACTTGTTCGCCTACATTGCCTTAGTAAACTTTCTAGTGCATTTTCCAGTTCTATAATTCTTTCTCTACTGTCATTCAGTGAACTCATCCTTCATCCTCCTACAATATTTCTTTTACAACTTGCCAAAGAGCATCCACAAGCTCTTCTTTGTAAATATACTTTCCTAAATGGCGAAGCTTCACTTCCCAAGTAAACTTATTACCATACTCATCCCCAAGTATAACATTTGTAACATTTAAGCACTTGTCATAGGATTCCAATAGTTGGATGAGTTGTCCTATGCCCAAAATAGGCAAGCACTCATCCTTCAATACCGGAGGATTTCCAGAACCTACATCATCTAGCCATAGATATACTCCCCGTTTTCCCCTATACTCATAGTTTTCGTCAATCATGAAAACAGGACATACCTCATCGTGGTAAATACACATATCCCATTCTTCAGGCTTCCACCACGCTCGAAGTTTATCCTGTTGCTCAGGAGTTAGTTGGGATAAATCCTCTGCGGTTAATTGTTGTCTCACTCATCATCCCTCAATTCGTTTTATTCGCAATCATATATCCTCCAGAACACATGAAACATCAACTCACCATTATACAATTTAACTGTACCAAGAAAACCATACTTAGCAACATTGAAGTCAATCGTATGACCTGTTCCAATCACGCGAATCTCATGATTGATTAATGGGTGCTCACTATCAGTAATTGCGTAAATAACCACCTCGTTTCTTTGCTCCTGAACGCTCAATACGGTGTCGCTAGGTATGCTGATAAATTGAACATCAGTAGGCTTTAATGGGTATTTTAAAATTCTTTTCACTTCTTATTCCTCCTATGCCTCTATTTACTATTACCGACTATCGTTTTCCAATCTTCAGGGTCAAGCAAAAACTTTTCCGAAGATAAATCGCCGTTATCATCAACTGAACACGTTACCTCTTCCAACTTCCTGCATTTAACCGTCTCTGTTGCCCTATTGATTGTGACTATCCTGTAAACACCATTCAGTATACCCATGGATTTTATCTCAAGAATGAGAGTATCGCCTAATTTATCCATATCAAAGTCCAAGTCCCTGAGTAAGTCAAATGTGAAACTAGCGCAAATTCCAGTGAATATATATTTTTTATCCATTACCTACACCTCCCCATACGCTCATACTTTAACCTCAACCTCTCAACCTCTCTCCTCTTTAACTCTAGCTCACACATCTTATAAACCAAATCTATAGGCATACTTAGGCTTATATATACAGGCTTTACGGGAGTGTATTCAATCCCGTCAATTATTACATTTGACATCTTTATCTATTCCTCCCATACTTTTTAAGCAGATTGTTCATATATAGTCTATGCTTTCCATTATTTCTTTTCCTCCTCCCGTGTCTCCCTATCTGCCTCGTATACCGATTTTAGGCTTTCGCACTGATATACCATTTCTTTGGCCTGCATTAACATTATCCTCAAAAGTCCCATCGAATCCATCTGTTTCAAAAATATCGCCAGCGATATCAATCTCCTTTTTCTTGTCCACATAGAGTTGTATTATTTTTTCGTTGTAATCGTGTTTTGTCATTTGTTATCTCCCTCCTCAAAACTCCCCAAGCCCTCGCTAATCCCCTCAATCCCCAACAAACACTCAAACCTCTTATGAATAATTATTTCCTCATCATGCCATTGAATTAACAGGACTTTATCGCCTTCTCGTATGTTGTAGTATTTCTGAACTTGTCACCTCGATAAATAAATCTGTATCCATGTGTCTTTCTCTGCCTACCTTGGCAACAAGATGTTATCGACCCTTGTGGAATTCCTGTGTAAATAGCCGCTTCCTTCGTTGACTCAAATTCTTTTATTTTATTCCCCTTCAAATCTTGCATAATTACTGGCGTGGTGAATCTAATTGCGTTTTCCCTATCTCCCTTTATTCTATTTTCCCTCCAAGTCATAATTTGAATATTATCTCTCGTGTATCCCCTATATGAATCTTTTCGGTCAATACTTGGTATATCGTAGTATTGATATCCCCCTAGTTCCCAATGTTTGAAAATTTTCAAGAACAGTTGGTCATCCATGAACATTTCATGAAATTCATTTAATGAGTAATCCGGAAATCCACCACCCCTTTTTCTGCTGCGTTCTTTCATTTTTGAATATATATTTGTAAGTAAGCCCTTGGGAGTGTGTCTGTATTTAGCTAGATAGTTCATTCAGCATCCTCCTTATCTACAATTGACAATATTTGCTCAAGCTGCCCAATTGTTAACTCGCTGAACTTAATATTATTGCATTTTCCAATTAATTCTACCTTCTTAAACTCTGAAACAACCTTATCCGTTAATTGATATAATGAGGTTCTATGCCAAGTATCTCCACCCCTTTGACCACCATTTGCATTAAATGTATGACCGCTATCAGTCTTGATGAATCCCTTTGGCGTAATAGTAGTTACCGTTGAAATTGACTTGCGATAACTGGAACTCGTTACTACCTTATCACCAACTTTTAAATCCTTAATCCAATCATTACCTTCCATACTATCTCCCCCTCAACTCATTAATTCCCTCCAACAACCTTCTCACATCATCCTCGAACACCTTTGCCACCTAAACTCCTACAATCTTCGATGCAATCATATCTGCCGTATGCGCGTACAATACATTAGGATACTTCTCGATAGCCCTAGAGTAATAATCCCAATTCTGCTTATCGTCAAATGCTCCCATATGCCAACGAATGCATGCTACTTCTTCATCCGTTAAGTCAATATATCGCTGTAGATAGATTATGGATTTAGAACCATGTCCATCAATAATACTGGTATTAGAATGCTTATATCCTGCTCCATCTTCCTCATAGGCGTCAATCTTGCATAAGTCATGGAATAATCCGACAATAACTGGTGAAGATTCCCTCTGCCATTTAAGTTTTAGCTTTTCTGTAAGATTCAGTAATGCTTCCATTGTCGCAATACTATGGTCAAGTAATCCCCCTTCGTATGCTCCGTGATATTTTGTACTAGCAGGAGTATCCACGAATGTGTTTACTGGGAAATCCTCTTTAAACTCAATGCCATGTTCTTTTATCAATTTACGGAATACGTCTACTCTATGTTGGTGAAAATCCATTCTTATTATCTTCCTTTCTTTGTCGAACACCTTTGCCACCCTACATACTTTACCTGCCTCTACAGCCTCATCTAGCTCATTACAATGGCCTTTGTGGTATTGAGGGCAGGATGTGTTGCGGAGCATTGTTTGGTTGATGCTATTCATTTGGCTTATCCCACTTACTACCATCACCCGACGAATGCCATCTATTCTCCAAGACTGACTTCATCCTCCTAGTCTCGGTCGGATTGAACATATCCTTGCTTTTGTATTCCCACCACTCAGAACCATCGTATTCATGTCGCTCAAGCCAGAATGTGTCACCCATTATGATTAAGTCTGATGCAATCTCTTGACCACCAAAACCTGAATCATATTCCACATTAGCTATTTGCTTGAAATTCTCCCAAGTAGTTTTATATTTATCATCTCCTACCCATAGCACATTAGATTCATCCTTGCCGTTGTCTTTTAACTTTTCTATTGTTTCCTTTAATAAGTTTGACATTTATTCTCCACTCCTTCTCTAATTACTTCCCATGAAACTTAGCGTGGCAATCTCCACAGAGTACGATTATGTCATTGAATGTTTCTCGACCACGATTGCCGTAGTTATTGTGATGGACATGCAGGGTATCGTCAGGTGTATTGCACATTTTGCATCTATAGCCGGATGCCTTTAATGCTTCTGTTTTGAAATGTTGCCAGTGTTCCGTTTGTAGATATTCGTCATATGGCATAGCCTTAAAGGTATTTATCATTATTGTGTATGTTTCTTCGATGGCATGGAAGTCTGCGCTTGCGATTACTATTTCTTTTATGGGTTCAATGGGTACAGGTTGCTTATTTTTGGGTTGGTGCCGGCGAGCGACATATTCCAAATAGCTCAACCATTTACTGCCGTTGTCCACAAAGTCGGGAAGCGTGTTTGTGTGTTGCAGAAATTCTTCAAGCTTCCATCTGTGATTGAAGAAATAACTGTAATCTTGGCAGACTGTCACATAATTGTCGATTGCTTTAAGTATTTCCTCCTTGGAAAATTCCTTCATAATTCGAGTTAATATAAGTGGAGTTCTCTTCGTGTACTTGCGATGGACTATTATTCCCTTAGAGTTCCAATGATTAAGTATCTCTAGTGATAATTCGTCGGATTGGTCATCCCTTGGTTCAATGGCCATCTTTTCTCTTCTTAGCTTTCTTCTCTCAAGCCACTCATTGTCGTAATCATCTTGGGTTTTTTTGGTGCGGTCAATAGTAGTATTCATTTCTTTTTCCTCCCTTCGCTAATAACAATCCTCTCGTACTCCTTTATGCTAAGTAAAACCCAATCCACCTCCTGATTTCTTTGAATGAACAATGGATACTTTGATGCCTTCTCAAGTTGTTGGGAAAGATTTCTGACTAACTGTGTACTAGATACTAATTGTTCGGGCGAAAACTTAATTTTGTCGTTCAATTTAATACCTCCTTGTATGTACTATTGTACCACTTATTGTACGTATTGTACAGGCAAAAAAAGGGGGGGTAATAATGATTATATCGCCACCATTTTTATCCCTTTATAGCTATTCGCAAAATGTCTCCAACTAAAGGAGAACTCTATGCCCTTATTTTCTTGTCTTAATTCGGTTAAAACGATCTCAGATATTTCTTCCTCGAATTCGTGTGAAACATTTAAGCAGAAGTCCGTGACTGTTGTATCTATGCCCCTGTTTATGTTTTGTTTGAATTCTTTTAGGCAAAGTTTCTTGAAACTCTTAACGTCTCTCTTTATTACTTTTGCCTTGTTCGTTTCTGCTGTTTGTTTGTAACTTTTAAAGATGTTTAGTAGCATTTATCAGCACTCCTTTATATTAGCTATAATCTTCGTCGTTCTCCCATAATCCGGTATGAGGTAAAGGAAACGTATAGAGTTACCCCCCTACTTAACCTAAGAACGCTTTAATTTGTGCATTTTCAGGCAAAGTAGGAGAGTAAAACTAAGTTTTATCCGTTTAATCGGTGTCGGATTACGCCCAGCCCTCGTTGTCACTTGCTTTCGCAACATATCTACGCTCTTATAATCGCCCAAGAGGTTACACTTTCAGTAAAGAAAATGTTATGTAATATGCCCCATACGAACGGAGGCCGGCTAAGGGATAGTATCAATGTACTTCCTTGCCGGCTAACCACACCTGACCATTAAGGCTGTCATCGCCTAACACGGAGTCATTGACACAACGAGTAATGTCTAGTCCGTGCTGGTAGTTTGTCTTGAAGAGGCCACCAACCTCGTATAGTTTATAGTGTGCTTATACTTCCACTAGAAATCACAAAAGCTACAAACTTCTGACAGCTTGTAGCTAAAAATTCCTTAATTTACCCTTGTCCTAAGTTCCCTTAGTAAAGTATAATAAGTTAAGTGTTTTTCTTGCTATAGACAAGACTAACGCCAGAAGCTCTTCTCGGTTCCAACGAGGAGGGCTTTGTTATATGTAATTACCTACAGTATATCAGTTAAATAAGAGCTTGTATATAGTTTCCTTCATTAAAGAGTGAAACGGTTATTTATGCGTTTTTGTGTATAAAAATAAAGCCTACCCCAATTAAGGAGTAGGCTGTAGATATCATATTTCCCGCATGGGAGAAATGGTTAAACGGTCGCATCCCTATTAATCAGAGCAGCAATAACAGCAGCCAACGCCGATACACCGTTTGCAATCGCATTGATTTGATCGTCAGAGATAATATCGTATCCAAAGGCACTTGCGGCAAGTTTTGCGGCCCCCAAAAGGCCAGAGACAATAATAGGCTTGCGGAGCTTTTCCAACATGTTAATCATCCTCTCAAGATTGCTATTGCCTGTTCAAGCAAAATAATCGCCTGGGCCTTGTTATCCATCACCACAGACGCTACAACCACCTTCTGAGCTTGTTCTTTGTAGGTAAGGCCAAAGTGGTCACAGATGCCCTTACAGTGGGCTACAGCAAGCGATTTAATGAATGCAGGGTCTTTTAACTTGGCAGAATCAGAAGCGGAGTCAATGAAACCGTTTTCGGTAAGGATTGCCGGCATTGACGTTTGTTTAAGAACATAGACGTTTTGCACCTTAATCCCACGATTAGCCCAACCTGATATCCTGTTGATTTGAGCATAGACTTTATTAGCCGCCTGTTCTGCCCTGCCGCCTGTCCCCGCGATGAGAACTTCTTCCCCCGTTCCTCCACCGGCATTGACATGAACCGAAACGAATAGGTCTGCTTTAGCGTTTTCGGCAATGTTTACCCTAGTTTGCAAGGATTCATTTAGCGTGGAATGAGGGCCGTTAACGAAGTCACCCTCGCGAGTCGTAATCACGGTGAACCCATTGTATTGCAGAAGTGCATAGAGTTCTCGGCAAATAGCAAGGGTTATGTCCTGTTCTCGAAGTCCATTGCCTGTTGCTCCGGTGTCTGCTCCACTACTTTGATGGCCGGGGTCTAAAACTATTGTTGGCATGATAACCTCCTATCTCATAATGTGTTCTTTAATAACCATAATCTCTGCGAAAATCTCATCACTCAGACGAGATATTACCTCGATGTATTTGTTTTCCCGGTTCTTGTTCTCCTTGAGCGTCCACCAAAATAGAGATAAGAAAAGCAATGCCCATGGGCCTTGTGTTGCTACCGAGTTCAATAATGTACTTTCCATAAATCCACCCTCTCATTTTGGATTGCATACTTTGCACGGTCTATAGTTTTTGGATAATGCTTCAGTTATGGAATTGAGATAGACCCTGTTTTCATCCTTTATCTTCGCGCCGGATGAACAATTGATGGTGTGAACAATGTGAGAACTTGAGTTCCCTAAATATGTTCCAGGCGGAGGGTGAACGAAGTAATGGCTAGTTGCTGTTGTTACGCCAAGAACTAAGGTAAATAGGAATATGAATATAGCGATTGTTTTCTTGCTCAACTTGCACCACCTCCTAAGAGTCATAGGAAAAGACAGGCATCAACGATACCTGTCTTCTTAGGTGCAATATCAGCACCCCGTTTGCCCGGGTTGTCCACTGTGAACCGGAGAACGCAGGACAAATGCGTCTATCACTAAGACAGCCTTGCAATGCATATCTTAGCTTATCCCCGGTATAAATATTGTACTACAAATGTTAGAATAGATAAATGCAGAAATTTACAGGGAGGGGATAATAATTGTTCGGGTTAATCCTAGCCAGTTCCATTTTGTTGAGTTGGGTAATAGACTTAGTATTGTGGCAGGGTCTTGTTGTGGTGTTGTTCTGTGGTTGTGCTTGGATTACTGGGTATAAATTAAGGAGTTGATAATATGAAAATATTTCGACAAGACGTTGAGGAAGTAGGAATATTTATATTTTTCGTAATGTTTCTTTTCTCAGTAAGTTATATCGCGGACGGAGGTTCAAGCCTGTTAGCTATTATACTAATAATTGTATTCGGAATACTTGCGGCTACTGGGATGTTGGCGAATATAGGAGATTTAATAAGAGATCACTACTCCAAGAAAAGACATATACGTAAATAATGACAAGAAACTAAGCAAGGACTACTTTAAGCCCTTGCTTTTTAATATCTCTTTCTTCGCCAATGCTTTTGATTCTGCTATTGCATCCGCTAATAATTTTGCCTTTATTTCATCCGGCGATTGTAATCTTGTCCCTCTAGCTCCGATGTACGAACCTTTGCCCATAACCTTCTGAAAAGAATTTAAAGTTAATTCTCCTACACGTTTTTGATATCGAATAGTTTCTTCAGGGGTTAATGTGATTCTTGGATGCGTTTGAGTTTTCTCGATGTAATTAGGAACCATCGTAGGGAATTGAGTTTTTAACCCTTCTACATCGTTTAGTCTCCTTAACTCAGTATCAATCTTGGGATCTATACCTTGATCTTTTGTTATAATACCAGGGCTAACGAACTGAGAAAACACTCTGCCAATTGGGCTCTCTATTTTCTTCACATCTTCCCCAAACGGTGTTTGTTTGGCCTGGAGCTTGGTGCTAGCTAACGGAATTCTTGATGTTAGTGCATTCTTGAATGACTGAGGTATATCGCCCTTGACATAAGTTTGCCTAACAAGAGGGTCAATAGACCCTGCTGCTTGATTTAATGTTGTGGGAATAAATTGAGTAGCATAATTTTGTGGAAGTTGAGAAAGGCCTTCCATTACTCCCTGTTGCCCTCCGAGTAATAATTTAACTCCCCTGAACACCGACATATTGAAAACAACGTCACCGGATGCATTCATTCCATCCAGTATAGCCTCGGATGCGTCGGCTGCTAATTTTCCTAGCTTATCAAGATTATTACTCTGTACAACATTGTCCATCTTCGCCTTATCTTCCGGATTGTCCTTAACTGCATTGTAAATTTCAACACCTACCGACAGTGGGATAGACAAAGGAGCCGCCCAATCAAAACTGTATTTTCCCATCACTGAAAATGGAGAATGCCCGGTACTGCTATCATAAGCCCTCATATCTGCATCCTTGGAAACCTTACCAGTTAGCACACCCTTACTAGCTAGTAGATACCCTAGACCCAATACACCAGTTCCTGTTAATCCCTTAGCAAGTTCGTCAATTGCGGTTGCGGCACCCTTTGAAGATTTTATACTCCCTAGTCCGTTAGCCACTCCAATAGGCGAAAATTGCAAGCCGCGTTTTAAGACGTTTAGGGGTGTCTTTGCAAACGGGATAACAGCCTCTGTTAATACCGCCCCGGCTTTCCTAGCTATCCCTGCATCTTTGTCAGGACGTTTGGCCTTGTTGAGAAAATCAGCGATAATACTACTGTCTTTATATGTGGCCTCCATGGCTTCTTTTTTCGCAATATCAAAGGCTTCTTGTGGTAATTCGGAGAAGTCCTTTATTTTTTTTGCCTGAGCATATGAGGCGAGCCTATCCTCGTATGCTTTACGGAAGAATGGAGTATCACCTTTTTGCAGTAAGGCATAGTTGAATTTACGAGTTTTATCAAGGATATCAATATCTTTTCCGAACGCCTCGCCAATACGACTTTTACGGAATACCCTCTTATCCGGCATATTGAGGCTTATTCCTTCTTGGAATTTGTTCGCCCCTCCTAATATCTCCTTGCCGTTTGTTTCAACGTATTCCTTGGCTAAATCCTTATACGCCTTATCGACAAGGATACTCTGCGTTCTGTCGGATTCCTTGAGGAACACTTTTTGAATAACACCAGATGTTCTCTGCGCAGCTTTCCTCATCCCCATCATAATTGCGTTCCCACCAATATTGCGGACATTTGATTTTACATTTAAAAGCATCGAAATATGACGCCAAGCGTTTATCTTCTCCATTGCTGTTGCTGGCATTTCGTCAGCTATCCTTGTCTGTATCTGTTCAAAAGCAGAATCATAAGACGCTTGATTTCCGCGCTCTATATTTCCAACCATAGTCAGCTCGTCAGGAGTCAAGTCAACATCTTTCCACTTCTTGCCGTACTGCTCCAATCCCTCTTTGTTTAGCTTTTTCAATTGCTTACTGAATGTCATTAGAAAAGTCTCCGGGTCGGCATCTCTCAGTATCCTAAACGCTTGACCGAATTGACCGGATTCAGTAGCCCTGTTAGCGGCGTTGGACATTAATTCCCTCGCCCTTACAATGTTTCCTTCGTTCGTCAATTTGTCTGCCAACATCTTAACCAATGGCGCGGCTTCAGGTTTAAGATCCTTAATTAAGGTATCGAGTTCAGTAATAGCAGGTTCAAGTCCTTTGTCAAAGATACTTTGTGCCTTGGCTAAGGTTTCCTTGTTTCCGAGTTGTTTATAAACCAAAGGATCAACGGAATAACTATCTCGCAACGCATCGGGACGGTTAGCATCAGTTCTGATATTTTCCGATACCCCCCGTTCCTTCAGACCAGCAGGAATATCACCTTGAGGGAAATTCTTAACAGTATCCGGCCCCTTAAGCCTCAACGTAGCCCCCGGACTCTCTATCGAAGCTGCAGCACTTCCGCTAGCTAAAGGCCTAATTGGTTCTCCAATCGGAGCAGCATCCCCAAGGTTGGGGATTTCCGCACCCTCAGGTATCTCTGTTCCCTTAATCCTTTGGTCTGGCTTTATCTGAAATCTATTAAGTGGGCCACCTGTCGAAAGTTCAATCCTCGGGGGAGAAAGTTCTTGCTGCAGTTGCGATGCCTGAATAGGCTCCCTAGGGCGCAAGGATGGCTCTATGGCAGCAGTTCTTGTGATTGGTTCCAGTGGCACACCGCGAGGTTTAAGGACATCCCTAGCACCCTCTACGCCTTTGCCTATCCCCTTAAGCGCACCCCTAGCCGCCACCCCACCGAGCAATACCCCGGGTAACTGCTTCTCTTTTTCAATGAGATCCTGAAAGCTACCATTTTCCTGCACGTTCTGAGTTGGTGCAACTACCGTCCCGAACGCTGTAGCATCAGTTAACCCACCTCTAACAAAACTAGGAATTTTCTCTGCTGCCGAGGCAATTCGTGGAGCCAGTTTTCCAATTCCCTGCGCTGCCCCCACTACAGCCTTCTCCCCGGTCATCCACAATGGCAGACTAGGGATTTCTTTACCAAGTAACGCAGGGATAGAATCAGCAGGGTTCGCATCCAAATACTCTTTATTAGCCTGTATTCCGGCTAATTGCTTTCTACCTATATCTGCCATGCCGGGAAGAGTATTCCTTGTCAGCATATTCGCAATGTCAACGTCCTGCTCGGCTGAACCAGCTTGAGATAAGCCGTGAGATAAGCCTAGGCCTACTTCTTTAGCCAACCCTTTGATATCCCCTGCTTTGATTTGATCCCATGTTGATGGTTCTTGCTCAATCGGTTCATTGGTAGAGGTGTTATCCATACTGATTGGGGGTGAA